CGGGCCGCCGCTAGTGGGGTGGCCCGGCGGACGGGGGATGCGTGGGTGTTCGACCGCCGCGCCTCCCCAGTCGATGTCGCGCCCCTGGTGGCGGTGGCGAATGCGGTGTGGCTGGCGAACTATATACCCGATGTCAAGAACCCGGTGTGTCACGCGTGGCCGGACGAGGAAGTCATTGCACAGTGGGAGCAGCCGCCGGTACGCCTGGACGATGAACTGGAGCGGGCATGGATGAGAATGTGACCCCGATCGGTGCCCGGCTGGGTTCGCAGCGGTTGTTCCCCGATGATGACCCCGATTCGTTCTTCGGCAACAAACCTACCCTGCCGAAGAATGCGGTGCCCCCGAACCCCACGGCGGCCAGCCCTGTTCCGACTCCCCCGGCCGCTGCGGGGGCACCGCCCCACTTCACGTCTGTTGCGTCGACGGTGTTGGAGTTGACCGGGATCACCGCCCTGGCGGTGGGGGGTTGGCTGATCGCCCCGTATGTGGGGTTGATGATCGCGGGGGTCGCGTTGATTCTTTATGGGATCGCAGTGAGCCGATGAGTATCCTCGCCCGCCTCCTGCACCGCGCCGAGCTCGGCGCCCTTGAGGTCCGTGCCCTGCAATCGTCGGCGTTCGTCCCACCCCCCCAAGTTGGGGTCATCGACGACTTCGTCGGGGTGCATCGCAGCATGGCGAACATGACCGTGTATGGGTGTGTGCGGTTGCTGGCGGACACGATCGCCTCGTTGCCGTGGGCGGCGTACCGCAAAGATAAGAAAGGGATCCCGGTCAAACTGGATCCGCAGCCCGCCATCATTAGACAGCCATTTCCTGGGTTCAACCTTTTTCAGTGGAAATGGATGGTCGTCGCGAATTTGGCGTTACGCGGGAATTCTTATCACCTGATCACGTCACGGGACAGCGGGGGGACGCCGACGGCGTTGATGCCGATGCACCCCGACATCGTGTTTTTGGAGAGACGCCCGGATATTTTGGCGTGGTTCGATCCGATCTACCGGGTGATGGGTGAGCAGGTCAACAAAAACGACATCTGCCACATCCGGCGTTTCACGATGCCCGGTGAGCCGTGGGGGCTGTCCCCGATTCGGCAGGCCGCGGTGGCGATCGGATTGTCGCTGTCGGCTGAAGAGTATGGCTACCGCTGGTTTAAGGAATCGGCTTCGCCGTCGGGGTTGTTGATGACGGATCAGAATTTGGATCCCGAGAGTGTGGAGCGGCAGCAGCAGAATTGGATCGCGTCTCATGGTGGCCGGCGACTCCCCGCCGTCTTGACTGGTGGGTTTAAGTGGCAGAACCTGTCCATCAGCCCGGATGAGTCCCAGTTTTTGGAAACGAGGGAATTTCAAAGGGAAGACATTTGCATCATGTTCGGCGTCCCGCCAGTGCTGCTGGGTCATACGAAGGCCGCGACCGCATGGGGAACTGGAATTGAACAGATTACTCAGGGTGCGGTGACTTATTCGTTCCGGTCGTGGACTTCGTGTATTGAGAGTGCGTTGTCTGATTTGTTGCCCCGCGGCCAGTACATCTCCACCGACTTCGATGCCCTCTACCGGGGTGATATCGACACCCGGTATAAGGCGTATCAGACGGCGATTCAGGCTGGGTGGGCTAACCGCAACGAGGTTCGGGCGAAAGAGGAGATGGAGCCGGCTGACGGTTTGGACACTTTCTTGCAGCCGGTGAATATGGCGCCGTCTGGGTTCGACCCCGCGAAGACCGCCGCACTGTCCGCGGCCGGGGCGCCGGGCGAGAAGCCCCCCACCAGTGAGCCGGGGTTCGGCGGCCGACCCCAAACCCCACCAAGCCGCAACGGGCAATCCGTAGGAGTCACGAAATGAGCATCGCTGTCCATCCGAACCGCGCGAAAATCCTCGACGTCCGCGAAACCCGCGCTTGCCCCACCCCGTTCGAGTACCGCGAAAACCGCAGCGGCAAGATCGTCATTGAGGGCTACGCCGCCACCTGGGAGCCTTACGACATCCTGGGTGGTCCTGACCGCGGAGGATGGACAGAGCGGATCGACCAGCGCGCCTTCGATGTCACGCTGGCCACCAAACCGGACCTGATGCTGTTGGTCAATCATGAAGGCTGGCCGTTGGCGCGGACGACGACTGAGAATCTACAGGTCACCCGCGACATGAAAGGGCTGAAGATCCGCGCCCAGCTCGATCCCGATGACTGGGACGTGCAGCGGCTGATCCCGAAGCTGCGGCCGCAGGCCAATGGGCGGGCCATCATGGACCAGATGTCGTTCGGGTTTAGAGTCAAAGATCAAGTCTGGGATGCCTCCTACACGCAGCGGATGATCACCGAAATCACGCTGCAGCATGGCGACGTTTCGATCGTGAACTATGGCGCCAACCCGACGACCCAGGTCGCGATCGCCGACGCGTTGGAGGCCGCCTCCCACCTGTCCGACGGCCAGCTCGTTGAGCTGCGGCACCTCGACGCTTCCCTGGCCGATGCGCTGGAGGCGTGCCGCGCCGACAAAGACCCCAAGAAGCCGTACGGCGACGTCGCTTACGCGGACCCGCGCAACGGGAAGTATCCGATCGACACCGAAGCCCACGCCCGCGCGGACCCGATCCCGTTCAGCGCCCCGGCGCCCGGCGTCGTCCGCGGCGAACCCCCCAACGAAGACGACGAGGAGATCGAACCAGCGGGGACCGAAGCGTGGCCGGGCGAAGACCCGATCACTGTGGGGGTGATTGAGGCTGCCCTGCAGAAGGTTCGGGACGCCGCCGATCCGTCAGGTTTGCGTTCCATCACCGCCCGGTTGGCTGAGTTGGCGGCCGCCCGCGTGTCCTACCCCCCCACACTCGCCCCCTAGACGTATCCTCAACGGTTGAACCCGCGAACCTGGCACAGGCGGCGGCGCCCGGCACGGGCACGACCGGCACGGTCACCAACCCATCCCGTCACGCCCGAAAGAAGACCCCTATGAATAGCGACGCTCCCGGCGCCATCGACCTGCAAGCCTATCTCAACCGGCTCATCGACCAACGCGCCGAACTCGCCGAAAAACGCGACAACCTCGAATCCAAAGCCACCGCGATCCTGATGGTCGCCCAAGACACCCACGGCGACACCCTCTCCGCCGAAGAGGACGCCGAAGTACGCAAACACGTCGAATCCATGCGGACCCTGGGGACCGACATCGAAACCCTCGACGCCCGGATCAAAGACACCGGCGAAGAAGTCAGGCGCACCGGGCAGATCCAGGCGAACCTCGCCCAGGTCCGCAACACCCAGAAAGCGATCGTGTCGGTCCGCGAATCCAACGTGTACACCGCGGAGAACAAGCATCAGCGGTCGTATGTGCGGGATTTGATCCGGTATACGACGAATCAGGATCACGACGGGGAGTCGCGGCGCCGGTTGTTTGATCACGCGCAGGATGTGGCCACCGCCCCGGAATATCAGGAATGGCGCGACATCAGCCGGGTTGACGGTTCCGGTGGGTATGCGGTGCCCCCGGCATGGCTCATGGATCAGTATGTGACGTATGCCCGCCCGGGCCGGGCGTTCGCGAATGTGTGCCAACGGCAACAGTTGCCGGGGGGTACTGATAGCATAAACGTGCCGAAGATGCTGACCGGTACCAGCGTCGCCATCCAGGCCACCGACAACAGCACCGTCTCGGAAACCAACCTGACCGACACGTTCATCAACGCCCCCGTGCGGACGATCTCCGGTCAGCAAGGGCTCGCGATCCAGCTGATTGACCAGTCCCCGATCGCGTTCGATGATGTCGTGTTCCGGGACCTGGTGGCCGCGCACGCCGCGGTACTGGATGGGCAGGTGATCGGCGGATCCGGGTCATCCGGTCAGGTGCTGGGTGTGAATAACACCCCGGGTATTACGTCGATCGCGGCCGCCGGGGTCACGCTGACTCAGGTGTATTCTGCGATCGCCAACGCGATCCAGACGGTACACACCACCAGGTTTTTGCCGCCCGAAGTGGTGGTCATGCACCCGCGGCGGTGGGGTTGGCTGCTCGCCCAGGTCGACACCCAGAACCGTCCGGTGGTGCTGCCCGAAGCCAACAACCCCATGAACGCCGTAGGGATTTTGGAGGCCGTCGACTCCCAGCAGATCGTCGGCCGCCTACAGGGTTTGCCGATAGTTACAGACCCTAACATAGCTACCAACTCCGGCGCGGGAACTGAGGACATCGTCTACGTCATGCGGGCCTCTGACCTCATACTGTGGGAGTCTGGGATAAGGGCCAGGGTCTTACCAGAGACCCGAGCAGCAAATCTCACGGTCCTGCTCCAAGTCTATTCGTACTTAGCGTTCACCGCGGCCCGCTATCCGGCGTCCGTGGTGGAGATCACCGGGCTGACCGCACCCACCTTCTAGGACAGCAAGCGACACGCTCAACCGGTTGGGCATTGCTCACCGGTTGGGCGTTACGCTTCCCACTATGGTTGCTAAAGATTCCCCCGAATCCCCCGAAACCCGTTCCGGTGTGACGAAGCCGCCCGGCGCATTGACTACGCCCTGCACCCTGCTCGCCCTGCATAACTGGCTGCAGTCCGCCCACGCCACCGCCCCGGGTTGGGGTGGCACCGCGCAGGTCACCACGACCGCCACCAGCATCGCGGTCGCCTGATGTCGGCGCCGGCGCCGGGCCGGTTCGGGCGGATGCCGCCGCCGCCGCCCGGCAAGATCTGGGTGCGTAACCCCGATACCGGGTGGGCGTTGTCGATCGTGGCTGGGGTGGAGCGGTTTAAAGCCGTCGGTGAACAGGTGCCCGACCATTTGGTGGAGTTGGCGCGGTCGGTGCCCGGTGAGCTCCCCGATACCGCGACCGTGGCGGTGGATTCTGACTTCGGTGTCCCACTTCCCGCGTTTGCCTCCGCGGAACCGATGGGTGCAGCCGGTTCGTCCGAAGCCGAACCCGATGAGCAGCCGTCGTTGTGGGACACCGAAGCTTCGGAGGGCGTCGACCTCGAGGGGTGGACGGTGACCGAACTCAAGAACGCCCTGGATGACCTCGAGGTCGACTACCCCGCTAATGCCCGCAAAAGTGAGTTGATCGCCCTGCTCGAGGAGGCGGAACAGTGACTGCGCCCAGTCCGGTGTCGTCACCAGCGGCACGGCGTGACCCGTACCCGCCGCTGTGTGACCCCAACGACCCGGACTGGGCGTCATTCCAGGCGCAGGACCCCAACTATTTCCTGTCGGTGGCCGGGGCCCGCATCCGGACGTATTGCGGGTGGCGGATCTATCCGAACGACACCGACACCGTTGATCGGCTGCGGATCGGCACCAACGGCCGCATCATGCTCCCGTCGCTGTATGTCACCGATGTCGCCCAGCTGACCGTGCAGACCGGGGTAAACACCAGCATCACCATCGACCCCGACATGTACGAGTGGTTCGCCAACGGCTGGATCATGCCGCTGGGTTTGACGGGGTGGGGTTGGGGCGGCTATTCCGGCTTCTACTACGGGCCGGACACGCCGGCGTATTTGCCGTGGATGAACTTCGGCTACGCCACCGTCACTTTTACTCACGGCTATCCGGCGGTCCCGGCGGATGTTAAATCGGTGGCCTACGAGTTGGCGGAAGTGGCGGCGGAAATGACCGCCGGTAATGTGTCCGGGATCACCACCCCCGGCTACCAGTTGACCTTGACCCGCAACGCCGGCCTGAACCTGAACTGTGAGCAGATGGACCGGCTGGCCCCCTACCGGCTGCCGGTGGTCGCCTGATGAAGATCCCGGCGCCGTGGCCGGTGCTGCACACCCCCCGCACCGTGGACACCACCACCACCGACGCCCACGGCAAC